CGGTTTCTAGGGCTGGGTGGTTTTTGATCCATGGTTTTAGGATTTCGTATAGGTCGAGTAGTAGGTTTACGTCTTGCTCTTGGTATTCGCGCATTTCTTTCCATGCTGCGTTGTTGCCGGCCATGCAGTCGAGCCATAGTTGAAATCCGCTGTGTTGGACTTTTGCGCCTACGCCTAGTGTTTGTGCTACGTAGTCGAGTTTGTTGCTTGGGAATTTGAAGTTTTGTTTTACTACTCGCATTAGGTCGAGTTCTAGCCGGGGGCTTGGTGGTAGGTAGCCGTTTTCTATAAATTCGCGGTTTATATGTTTACTGTCGAACGCTTGAGAGTTCCAACCGATTAGTACGTCGGCTTTGTCCATGAGCTTATGCAGTTCGTTTAGCATTTTTTCTTTGCCGTGGTGGTGGACGGATTTAAATATTACTTTGTCGCCGTCTAGCCACCGTGCGCCGAAACAGATTACCTCGGTGCTTTTTTCTATTTGTGTTATGGCTACGTTTTGCTGCCATAGTCCCCAGACGTGCGCGAGGTTGGGTGAGGTTTCTAGATCTAAAAATAGTATGTTCACGTTTTCGCTTTCTGTGTGTGTAGCGTTTTTAGACTAGGTTGCGTCGCTTGCGTTCGATTGGTGACACGCCGGCGGTTATGTATTCGTTATCGTATGGGGTGATTGTGATTTGTACGCCGGGTTCGTGCAGGTCGGCATAACACTTACGGGCTGTTAGGTCTACTACGTCGCTGTCGTCGCGCCATACGCCGGCCTTGGTGACACTATCGAGCACCGCTCGGGTTAGTTTGTCTATGTCGTAGCTTGAGGTCGCGTACGGGCGTTTTACGGTCTTTGGGCGTGTTAGCCAAAAGGTTAGCTCGACGGCTACAGCGGTGGTAAAACTCGTTTGGTGTTCGGTTTGTTTGAGTTCTAACATTCGTTGCATATGCTCGCGCCATGCTGGTAGGTCTTTATTCGCTTCAACTAGCACTATTGAAGTTCCCCTACGGTAAGCCTTTTTACTCCCTTGTGGGCGTGGCTCTCCCGGAATAAAGACGGTGAACATTAAAAGGGCATATCTACGTCGTCGGCTGGTTTCTGGGTGAGTATGTCGGCTGCGTTTCTTACCTGTGTTGTTTTAGGCTCTGCGGCTTTCAAGACTTTTACGGTGCAGTTGTTTAGTGAGTGTTCGACGATCTGTTTTTGTTCGCTTGCGTCTTTTGGTGTGTATGTTCCGACTTTGGTGGATAGGTCGCCTGTTACTTCGATTGTGTCTTGTTCGTTTAGGTTTAGGTCGCGGTCTAGCCATGCTGTCCAGATTCGGTGACGTGCGTCGCCTTTCCAGTCGTAGGTTTCCCATAGTTTGACGTAGTGGTATTGGTTGTTGGCTATTGAGCTGACTTGTCCGGTTACTGTGATGATTGGCATTATTTTCCTCTGTGTTTTCTCTATCTAGTGTTTCTTTATATTTAATTAAGGTTAAATTACTTTTAAGACGACATCTACGCCGTCCCGTTGCGTCTTATATGTCGCCCCGTTACGTCTTAAACGCCGTCCCGTGCTACCTTTTCTGTCGCCCCGTTCCCGGTGGTTTAGAGAGTTGTCGCACGTATCCGGGCAGTCTAACATAACCCAGTATCGGTTAGTGATCCTGTCGGTTCTAAAGCCCTCGCCGTTGTGCACGGCTATTTCTATTTCTTGTAATTCCTCTAGCTTTGTTAGGGCGCGTTGTACTTGTCTTGTGCTAACCCCGGCCATGTAGCCAAGGGTGCGCTGTGATGGGTAACACCCGTCCTCTGGGTCTTGGCCTATATGCCACGCTATAGCGGTTAGGACGGCTCTGGCTGTCCCGGTGCTCTTAGAGTGGTGCAACACGGCTGAAATTGCCTCTATGCTCATTCTGCGGCTTTCTGTGGTATGTTTATCTTTACCCCCTGTGGTGGGGGTTGAGCGTAAAGCTCGGGGTGTACCTTTTCTGTGGGGTACACCCCTTTTACTTTACTTGGCTAACTGTAGTCCGTAGTCTTTGATTGCTTTTAGAGTTTCGTCGTCTACGTGGGCTTTTAGAGCTGCCGAGTAGATTGTGCGTAGCGTTTCGGTGTCTTTGTTTTCGTAGGCCTCTTGTGCCTCGATTAGATAATTTCGGCTTTCGCGTGTTGCCTTAATCATCTCCTCTTTGCTAGGCCTGTGAGCCGATTTGGACTTGCTGATAGAGGCTGTATGCAATCCGCGCCCAATTGCCGACGTGGTGCAGTTCTCAAGGAAATTAGCCCGGTTTATGTTTGAGCTGCCACGTGTTTCCTGTGCCCAGTCCACCGCTGCCGGTCGTGCGTCTGTTTTGTCTGTGTAGATTGACGCTTGTACGACTACTTCCGTTTCGTTTATTAGTTTGATTTCGGTAATGATTGCCCCGTTAGGAAACTTCTCCCAAAACTTAGTAATACGGTCGGCGACGCTTTCGTAATCGTCTAAAAATGCCATTAGTTTCTCTTTTCTGTGAATGTAATAAACGGGCGACCTTTTGACGCTCGTAGGTTTACTACCTTATCGCCCTTGTACAGCCCGGTCTTAATTCCGTTCATGTAGGCGAGTGTTGTGGCTTTGTAAAGGTTTAGGTTTTCCTCTGCCTTTTCAAAGATTACTTTAGCGGCGTATAGGTTTTCGTACAGCTTGTCTAATTCGATTTCGCCGTCGGTTAGTCCCTCGCTGATCTCTCTGACGGTTTCGTAAGTGCTGGTTGAGCCGTCGTAGTCTGGGGCTACACCACCCTCTAAACAGCCGTAGAACGCCCGTACAGCGGTTTCTACCCTTTCTGCTAGTTCTGGGTCGTACTCTACTTTAAACTCTTTCAAATCGCCGGCTGCGAGCGCGACGACTATAGCGGTCTTTAAGCCTAAAACGTGCATGTACCATAAAACTTGCAACTCGTAAGCCTCTGGCAATTTGTCCCAGTATTGGCGCGAGTGTTTGATCTCAAGAATAGCTAAAGTGCCGTCGGTGTATTCGATAATTCCGTCCGGGTTGGCTTTGTAGTGTGCGTGTTCGACGCTTTGCCATGTCCCGGTTTCGTGAACAGTCAGCCAGTCTTTGTTTTCGTTTAGCCAAAAGTCGCGTATAGGGCTTTCTAGGGCTGTGCCTAGTCGCATGGCTAAGTTGGATTCTACGCCGCCGATTAGGTTTGACTTTTCTGCCCATAGGGTATAAGCGGATTTCCAAGGGTTTTTGCCCATGATCGCACCAATGTCGCTACCGCCGATTCCCTCGCGAGCTGCATGCCACTCTGGGGTATTTGATTCGTAATTGCCGATAAGCCGGGCTTTACCCAGTTCGGCTATTTTCTGTGTAATAGTCATGCCCATAGTTTAGGCATAACCTACGACAATTACTTTTTAGTTTTGGTATTCGTTACGATTTTGTTACCAATAGCGTTCAGATCGTCGCTACTAATGTTGCGGTCTTTCAAATAGGCGCGGCTAACTTCCTCGGCTACTTCCATGATTCCGGCGTATGCTGCCCCGGCTAGGGCTAGTGCGTTTGACGCACCTAGCAAAGATAAGCCACCACCCGTAACACTTACTTTAAGTATGATTGTTGCGATTGTGGTATAACCGATTTCTCGTATTAGTTTCACTTAGTCGCCTTTTTCTTTGGGGTGGTAGGTTTCTTACTAGGTGCTGCCTTTGGGGTTGGCTCTGCTACTGGCTTTGCAGCCTCGCGCTTTGCCTTGTCTGCGTCCATAAGTGTAAATAGGTCTAGCAACTTGTCAAATGGTGCTAGGTGTGGCATAGGGTCGGTAGACGCGGCTGCGTGTAGGTGAGCCCCGGCACTTGCGCTACCGGTGTTACCGATTTTGCCTAATACTGTTTCGCCGCCTACTACAGCGTCGCCCTTTTTAAGTTCGCTTGCCGCCTCTAGGTGTGCAACGATTACGTATACCTTGTCGTGGGTATTGCGTACAATAACACAATTTCCCAAAACGTCCGACCAAAATACTTTAGATACGATACCGTCGGCTACAGCGTAAACAGGCTTGCCGGCTGATCCGCCTTTAAAGCCCCAGTCGTTGCCTCGGTGTGGGTGTTTACGGTAAGCCTTGTTAAAGTTACCTAGTTCGTCGCGGCGTTCCTTGCCCTCGCCTTTTAGAAAGAATTTATACACCTTAAGCCCCTATAGCTTTGTTTATTAGCGCGATTATTGTAGCTGTCATACCTGCCGACATAATACCGAATAGCATGGCGTAAGCCTCGATTTTACGTACGCGTCTTTCTAGTTCCGCATAGTTTTTAACCGTTGCTTTAATTTCTGCTATGTCTTGCACTATCCGCAAAAGTAAATCGGATTGTGTCGGCTTTGGGTCTGTCATTAGCCGAGTAGAGCCTTTAGGTCGTCGGTGGTTAGTCCAAGTGCGGCTAGTTTAGCCTCTGCGTCGGCTTTAGCTGCGGCTTGTGCTTCTGCGTCTGCTTGTGCTTGTGCTATTTCGACTTGCCTAATTTCCCATGCTGCAAATTCGTCGTCGTTCATTTCACGGTCTACAACTTCGTCGGTTGCTGTGTCGTGGATTCTGACCATAGGTCTTGATGCTTTAGCCATTAGTTAACTCCATAGATAATTACTGTTCCACCTGAAAAAGTAGAAGATGTTTGAAAATTTATGGAAGTAATTGCGGAAGTAGTGTTAATTCCACCAAAACCACCATTTCCATTTAAGGCTGCCGAACCGTTATACATTGACGCTGAATACCACGATTTAGCTCTTGATGTTGACGCATAGTTTTGTATTGTGATAGTAATGAAATTATTAGCTCCAGTAGCCAATAAAAAGTTTCCACCTAAAACGTCTAATTCTGCATTGGCTATTGTTGTAGTAGTAGCTGTACTGCTTTTAATAATCGCGCCCCAGCATATAGTACTCGAACTATTTGGTCTAATGTTTAGGCTTCCGTTCGCCGCTAAAGTTATTCCCTCAATAGTTATATAGAGGCTTTTATATGCTGTAGAAATACCGCTAATAGTAACAGACCCACCGGATAAAGTAGTCGTGCTTAATAATGTCATGCTGCCACCACCGGCTGGTGTAGTCCAAGCCAAATCTGAACCTGTAGATGATAGAACCTGCCCGGAAGTTCCCGGGGCAAGCCAAGCCGGTGCTGAACCATTAGCCTTAAGAATAGAGCCAGTAGAGCCAAGCGCAAGACGTGCCGGGGTTGCCGAGCCTGTAGCGTAAATAGTATCGCCAGCAGTTGTCAACAAAGACTTTTGGATAGCGTCGGTGTTGTCGTTAATGTCTACCCATGCGCTACCGTTGTAAACCTGAAACGCGTTAGTAGATTGCAGCCAAGTAACTTGCCCCTCTACCGGTGCTGTAAGTACGCTTGTACGTTCCGCTGCGTCCACGAATACCGCGACGGACTGTTTCATAAGGTAATTGTTTAGCTCACTCGCATAAAGAGGGTAGCCGTTTTGAAAATTTTTCCAAGCCATAGTCTAAAATTCCTTCCAGAGTTCTAGTGTAGTGTTCCATACGTTCACGTCTACGGAATGACTTACCTTAATTACCGTGTATAGGTCGTCTATGTCTACGTTGTCTGTCTGATACTTTACCCGGATAAGTGTACCCGGTGTAAATCCTGCCGCTGCCGTTAGGTCGCCGTTGCGGTCAATAGTCGGCGTGGTAACTGTCTTTACCAGTTTTGTAGGCCGTTGAGCAAAAACAGCGTTAGCCCAGCGTGTTAGTTCGGTGCTGTCGGTTGTGTTTACCGTTGCGCTTTGAGAGCTGTAACCGTAAAGCTCGATACTATCCGCGTCCTCTACAACAACGTTTATAGTGTCGTCGCTTGCTAGATCTACGTAAAGGCTGTTAAAAATGTTGTCTGCGTCGCCAGAGGTTGTAATACCAGACATGCAAAGGTGATAAGCCTCGCCATGGTTGTTACCAATAGTCCAAGTGCCCTCTGGGGCTGTACCCGGTGTTACTGGGCGATTCTTTACTACCCATTCCTCGGTCTGTGGATCAATCCAAGAAACACCAAGACCAACCTGTATAGCGTCGTTTATGAAACGTGCACCGGTTTCGTTTAGCACTTGCTCGGCAGGTAGTTTACCGTCTAAGGTGTCGCTGTCGCCGCTAATAGTTATACCTGCGTTGTCTGCAACAATTTCCAATACTTCGTTAGGTGTTGCGTAACCAGCAGGTAGCGTAGTCGTGTCAAAATCTGCGATACGAACGTTTACGAGTTTCTTGTAAATGTCTGTCGCGCTAAAAGTAATAAGGTTAGGGTCGTTTTCACCCGGCAAATAAGTCACGTTAAAAGTGTCAATAAGACCAGTAAATAGCGTCTGGTTTACTACGCCGTTATCTAAACGAATACGTAGAGGTACGCCCGGTCTAACAGCCGACGAATTGTTAGGATCAAAAGCCCAGCTTTGAACGGTAAGGCTTAGAGTGCTTGCCTCTGGTTGAAAGAATAAAGCGTTTTGAATTTGCCCACCGACACTAATTACAGCTTGAGAGGTGTAGCACTCGATAGGTTGCCAATCGAAAGCCGATTCGCCTACTAAAGTGTCTGTGCCACCTAGTAAACTCTCGCCAATAATAAACTGGCCAGCACCGGCCAATACGTCACGTCCACCAAGTAGAGAAACGCCGATAATAAAAAGGCTACCGGTTTCGTCTGGTGCAAAGATTTCGACCTTTAGGTCTGTAGCTATGTTAAAGTCGCTAATCATTACAACGACCCTAAGTTATACGTTCCGTTAGTTTGTCTTTGTCTATTGAGCGATTTCACAATGTCGTTAGCCGTTACGTTAGCCCCAGATACGTAAATGTTGTTGGTAGTTGTTGAGCTTGTTCTAGCGTTTAGTGACGCTGCCTTATCTAGTGCCTGTTGCTGCGTGAAATCTTTAATACGTTGTACTCGGCCTTGTGCAAAGTTGAAAGCACCGACAAAATCTCCACTAGCCCACTTGCCGATTTCTACGCCAAGGTCTGCCATAAGAAAGGCTAGTTTTTCTACTTCACGGATAGCGTCGCCAATCCAGCCTAGCAACCCACCCCAGACGCTCGCGCTGTCCGAAACTTTACCGGTGGCTATGTCAAAATTGCTACCAAAATCCTCGATAGCGGTAGACATGTTAGCCCAGCCCTCGCCTAATGGTGTTGTAGGGTCTGTCAAGTCTTTAAAGAATTGTTGAATTGTTGGCGCAATGTCTACTAGCCAAGTAGCAAAGTTCTCTAATACTGGTAGTAGCGCCATGCCTACTGATTCTTGAATTTCGTCAAAGGCAATTTTCATACGCTGGTAAGGGTCAAGGTTAGCGGCTGTACCGGCTGCACCAGCGAACATACGTTCGAGTTCACCCATAGGATCGCTTGCGCCCTTAATTGCTGGTACTAGACGCTCTAGAGCCCCGGTAGTTCCGTCTGGGCCAACGGCTTTAGCCATGGCTTTAGAAACGGCCTCAACGTCTTTACCTGTACCGGCTGCAATATCTAAAGCCAATCGCATAAGATCGGTGGACTTAGTCACGTCGCCAGTAGCGCGTACTAGGTTTCCAAAAGCCGGCCTAATCTTGTCGTCTGCAACCGCCGCCTGTAGCGACATTTTGGTAATAGATTTCTCTGCGCTGGCTATCTGTGCGTCCGTCGCATTAGCGGTATTACGCATAGAGTTAGCTAAAAGCCCTTGGCTCTTTTCGTCCTCAACCGCCGCCTGTGTAGCCTCTTTTAGTTCACGCGTTAGAGCAACGAAAGAAAGGCCAATACCAATCTTTGCAAAAGACGACATAATACCGCTAGATACAGCGGCGGCCGAGCGTTGCATAGAGGTTAGGTTTTTCTTAGCCCCATTTGTGGCAGAGGTTAAACGCTTAAATTCACCAATGATCTCTACGCCAAGGGTAAGGTTACTCGCTGCCATGTCTATTCCTTACCTCGTCCAAAACTTGTATAAAGGCGTTTACCTCGCCGAGTGTTAGTTTCCTAAACTCCGACGGTGCTACACCTGTCGCATAACAGAATAACGCTAAACGTTTAGCCTGTTCTGCCTTTATTGTACTTTTTTTTCGTCGTCACCGTTCACAATGGCAAGCGATTCTTTTAGGGTTAGTTTCCCAGCGTCCTCGATTTTGTAATCCGGGTTGCTACGACGGTTGTAAATCCATGCCATAACCTTTAGAGGCTTGCCACGTAGTTCGCCTTTGTTTAGCATGTCGTCAATAGATACGCCTACTAGATTTTCAATAGTTTCTACTTCGTCTAGTGTTAGATCATCAAAATTAGCCATTTGTGCTATTTGCTTTCTGTGTGGATTCTGTTATTAGGTTGTCGAGCTGTTTAAAGTAGCTCTCGTAAATCTTACCCGTACTTTTACCTAAAGCCTTTGTAAAGAAAGGGTTGGACATAATGCCGCGTCTAAACCAACCCCAGTGAATAGGGTTAGCGTACGGTACGCTGCGGTTATTACCTGCTACTACTTTTATCTGATTAAGCGCGCTGTTTACTTTTAGGCTTGCTAAAAGACGACCGGTACGTACCGGGACTAAGGGACGTGCAGCGTCTAGTACAGTATTTCCAGCCTCTTTGTTAGCGGCTTTGATAGCTGCGGTTGGTACGCCTACCTCTTGCATGGCCTTTAGGGTCTGCTTAAGATTCTTTACCTTAATCCCGGTTACGTCGGTCATTAGTTTACTTAGGCTGAAACGATTTCTACACCGTAGTAAACGTTTGTCGCTGGGTCGTGCGGTGTGTTCTTTACCTCTAGGGTTACAGAGAATTTTGTAACTTCGTTGCTTGTAAGGCTTAGAGGTGGTAGCTGGTTAAATACTACAGTTCCCTCGTAGTGCGGCTTATCTGCGGTTGCAGTAGTGTTGCCGTTAGGTGCGATAGTAAACGCAGCCTCTGTACCAAAGTTATCCCATAGGATACGGTATAGAGAGGTGTCGTCACCAGAGGTAATACCGTCTAGCTGTAGTGCCCATTGTCCACCTACTCGGGTTTCGCAAAAGGTCTGCACGTCGCCCGGTGCGTCGTCTAGTGTTAGCTCAACTAGGTTAGCGTCACACGCGTAGTCTGTTGTGCCAATTTTAAAAATAATGTTACTTGCTTTAATGCGTGTGCTTGCTGCCATGAGCGTAAAGCCTTTCTTAAATAGTGATTTGTAGCGTTACTGAAACGTTAGAGCTTAAGTATTCCGCGTTGTTTACTTGCATAGAGTAAGGTTGTCCAACCTCGTTTAATTGAACCCATGCTAAAGGATCTACAGCCTGTAGTACAGCCTGAATACTGTCCTCTAGTTTTTCCTGCGCTTGTTTGTTTGTCGCTGTAGCGGCTACTAAAACGAGCTCAAGGTTTAGGTCAAATTCTCCGAATAGATTAGGTGCTAGATACGGTGAACGAGAGTTAATAATTACAATCGGTGGGGTAATACGTTCCGGGATAAATTCCGATACGCGAATACCTGCACTAACTAGCGCGGCCTGAAATTGCTCGCGCGCTGTAGTAATCTCGTTAGCCATTAAACCGACCAACCTACGTAAGGTTGCAGCAACGGATAGACAGCGGTCATAGGATCGCGAGCAACCCTTACCGCCTGTCCGTCCATGCTCGCAAATTGCGAAATACCGTTAGGTGCGCTGCGTCGGTGAAATAACTCCGACGAGCAAATAAAGATTGCTTGCCGGTGCACTTCATTAGGGACAGTTTCAATGTCCCCAATGAAGCGACCGACGTGAGCATTACCAGCGGATAGGCAAGATTCTAGAAAGTCGTCAAGTACGTCCGTACCTACGTAGTCTGCTAGTTCTTGCAAAGTTACAGCTGGCATAATCTCTATTTCCTTTTTATTAAGCGGTTACGTCTAGCTTTACGATAGCGTCAAGGAAAGGCTTAATAACAGCCATGTAACCGTAGACAGAAACGTCGTCGGTCAAAGTTGTCACGTCACCTGATGATAGGCGTACTGGTGAACCTGCTGATTCTAGGGTCTGTACAGCCTGTGAGTTAGCCATGTAAACAGTTCCAGACGCTAGAGCTGGGTCTACGATAACTGGCAAGCCAAATACTGAACCTGCTAGTCCCGGAATGTTTGCGCTACCCACGGTGTTAGAGCCGTCGCCGTTGGTGCTCAATACTGGGCGACCGTCTGACGCAGCAATCTTAACGATAGTTACGTAAGCGTCTGGGTCTGCCAAGATAAACTCTGGGCGTAGACCGGTGTGCTCGTAAATGTAAGCTGCACCGTTAGCAATACCCTCGGCTAGAGAGGCAGCTGTGCCACCGTCTGCGTCGAAAGTCTGGCTAGTCCATGTTAGAGCTGCTAGATCTGCAACTAGGGCAGCGTTTGTAGCCTTTGCGTACTGAATAGTAAGCGCACGGAAAGCGGTATCAAGGTAGTTCACGGTTGAACGCTCGATAGCCTGACGTGACATAGAGGTATAACCGCCGTAAGTCTTTACGTTAGCTGAAGTTGTGTCAATCGAAAGGTTACCGAATGATAGAGCTTCGTTCTCTGGGTCTTGTACGCCAACGGCAAGAGTGTTGGTAGTTACCTGTGCGTACTCAACAGTTAGGCCAGCGGTAGGTAGTGCGCCGCGTGAGAAAGCCGAAACAGTTGGGCGGTTGTTAGCTACTAGGTTGTCAATGTATCCAACCCAGCCCGGTAGAGCAACGGTGTCCGCTGAAGTGCTTGCAGCACGTACAGCTAGTTCCTTAGCACCAGCGTCGCCGGCTGCTAGAGCCTTAGCAAATTCGCCCTGTGAGCGAAATTCCGAACCGATAACGGCCGGGGTTGCAACGGTCATACCAGCCTCAACAACGCGGCGCAGTTCTGCTACCTCGTCCTGAACGGTACGAACGTCGGCGGTTAGTTCTACGTTTTCCATAGAGTTAGTTTCCTGTTCTTGTTCGTTTAGAGTTTCGTCTGGCGCGTCGTTAAGTTCGACTTCCTCGCGTACCTCGTTTATTTTTGCGCCCTCGTAGGCTGGGAATGGTACTACTGAAACTTCTTTCAGATCTACCAATGTACGCACGACAGTTTGGCCGTCGCGCTCATTCTCTACCGGAATAAATCCAACAGAGAAACGGTTTAACACGTCGTCACGCAAAAGGGTTAGGATTTCGTCGCCCTTTGTTGTTTCCGAAATGTAAGCTACAATCTCGAAACCGTCCGGGGTATCTCTACCCTCTAAAACTTTTCCGATAGGTACGTCGTCGTGACCGTAAAGTAGTTTCACGTTTTCGACAGACTGAATAGAGCCCGGTGCAAAACGCTCAAAGGTGTTATTACCTAAAGCGATTTCCTGCCCGAATGGTACAGCGATTCCGACAATCGTGCGAGTATCGGTATCTACTAGCGCGTCAAATGCGCGCGTTTCTAAGTTAGACATCTAGTCCCTCTTTTGTTCGTACTTCATCTACAGTTAAGAAAGGCTCTCCTGCGAGCGCGGTGCTGTAGTAGTTGTAGCGAGCTGCTACGTCGGCTTTAAACAAATGCTCAAAGTCGAACTCTATACGCTGCCCACGTGGTAGACAGTTGCTTAGTGCGTCTGTAATTGCGTCGGTGTAGGCAAGAATTGTGTGCCGCCAGAATACGGCGTTTTCGTCCTGCAGATTTGTATAGGTGTCTGTAGATCCCGGCACGGTTGTTAGTAGTAGACGTGCTGGAATACCAAATAGGCGAGCGATACCCTGTACCGCTTGTTCCTGAATGTCTGTAAAAAGTGCGTCACGTGGGCTTAGAGCGATTTGCTGATACTCGAAACCATTACCTAATACTGCAACTTGGCGATTCTGTTGCTTATTGTGCCAGTTGGCGGTAATAGTGTTCGCGTCGTCTAGGCTGATCTGTTGCCCGGTCTTTAGTACACCTGTAGGTACACCGGCAGAGGTAAACCAGTTTTGAGCGTAGTCGCGTAGGTCAAGTGCTGCGGCAACGTCGCTACGTGCAGCCTCAATAGGTGCGATACCTCGTAAGTAACCTGCGCGTGTAAATAGCTTTAGGTGCTCGACCTCTGTAGCTGTGTAAGTCTTGCCTTGGTAATCATAAACGACACCCTTGCTAATGTCTTGGCTATCTTTGTAAGATACGCCTACCGCGCTCGCCGGAATAATAGTTAGATTGTTTACTTGCCCGTTAGAGCCGTAGCCCTTAAACCAAAATGCGTTACCCTCTAGAGCTAGTGACGCTACAGTCTGAAACATAAAGTCGCGACGTGTTTCGGTTAGCGACGGTTTGTTTACCAATAGAGGATTATCTATTTTTAAGTCACCAATACCAGTTGCGTAACGGAATGTATAAATCGGCATTTTAGAAATTGGGGTAGCCAAAATCTGTACCGCGCGATAAACGGCGGAAAGTGTTAGAGCGGTGTCTGCCGTAACGGTAGCTGGTAGTCGAGTAGGTATAGTCGGCTGTGCTGCGCGTGTTTCGGTCTTACCTGTAATGCGTTCCCATAAAGTAGCCATACGATACAGCATACTAGCATAAGAATTTTAAAATACACCAACTCCGGCGTGTTGCGCTCGCGACGAAACATACAACGCCATAACAGTTGCCATAAGTGCGTCTATTTCGCCGGTAGATTCTTTACGGCTAATAAGCCAAGTTTCGCCCGTGTACTTAGCAACACCGTTAGACATTTGAGCAATTACTAATGGGTCGTTGTTATGTTTTACCGTGCCAGTTGAGAACATGGCAAATACCGCGCTACACGCTGCCGACATTTCTTTAGTCCATAGTTGCCAGACGCGCACCCCAGAGGTCTTTAGTCGTTTAGCTAGATTAGGTAGTTGTCTGTCGTCTACAGCAATCGCTCGCGGTGAATAAGTTTTATACAACCGTACTAACTCGTCGTACAATCTTTGCTCTGTAGGGTTTACGAACGACGCTACTAACTCTGTTTCTTGCTTATCCCCATTAGGACTTGTATTAGCGTAAGCAATCGTCGCATACTCCCAGTTGCGAGTAATGTCTACCGCGAACACTCCGCCGGTCTGTAGTTCCGCGTGGCCTATCTCCGAGTTGCGGTATAAGTTCATTGGCAACCATGACGCGGTAGAGCCGGTTACGAACTGATTTAAACGGTAACGCCTTGCCTCATGTTCCGGCAAAGTCTTTAAGTCGCTCAAAGTGTTTTCTAACGAAACGCGACCGGACGCTACCGACGGGTTAGCTGCAAGAATAGCGGCAGGGTCGTCTACCGCTGCGTTATCCGGTGCAGTCCATAAAAAGAAACCAAAACGCTCTAACTCTGGGTCGCCCTGTGCGGCTTTCTCGCCGGACTTGTAAAGTTCTAAAAGTGTTTCGCTAGTCTGGTCGCCGGCTGTTGTAATTCCAATTACAATACCG